GACCATATCAATGCAATAACGCAAGATAAGAATCCTAAGTATTGGGATGGGCTTGAGGAAAGTGATAAGAAAACTTGGAGTAACTATATGATACTCCGTTTTCTTTCTATGAAGCCGGAGTGGATAGAGTTGATAGCAGATATACAACCTTACTTACAAGAGGCACCACCTAAAGCTACATATCTTGCGTTAATTGGATTGATACCAAAGACAAGAGCATTTCTAAAATATATGAAACCAGCATCAGCTGATAAGTATGAAAACTGGGTAATCGAATTGGTTGCAAAAAAGTATGAAGTATCTTTGGATGAAGCCGAAGATTATACACATATACTTTACCAAACCAATTCGGGTAAATCCCATATTAAGCAAATTGCAGAAGATTATGGTACTGATACTAAGCAAATTACTAAGTTAAAACTAAAACTTTAATTAGGTAATATCAGATATTTTTCGTATCTTTATACAATAAAACAACATAATGGCTAAAGTATCATTTTCACAATATAGTATGTGGAGTTCATGTCCACAACAATACAAATTAAACTACATAGATAAGTTAGGTGAGAGTTCTGGTAACATTCACACAATCTTTGGAACTGGAATGCACGAAACTATTCAACATTACCTTTCGGTTATGTATGGTGTTTCTAAAAAGCAAGCAGATGAAATTAATTTAGATAAACTTCTTTTAGAAAAAATGAAAGATGCCTATACTAAAGAAAAAGATTCTATTAGCGAAGGTACACCTTGTACTCAAATAGAGTTAGAAGAATTCTATGGTGATGGTAGAAGAATCTTAGCATGGCTTACAAAGAACATGCAAAAGTTTTATTCAAAATCCGGCTATGAATTAGTTGGTATTGAAATTCCTTTGAACGCTAAAATCAAAGAAGGTGTAAACTTTATTGGATTTATTGATATTGTATTAAGAGATATGGCTGAGAACTCAATCATCATCATTGACCTTAAGACATCAACAATGGGTTGGAATCAATATCAAAAGGCGGACAAGTTTAAGAATGCACAAATACTACTTTATAAGAAATACTATTCAGAATTATTTAATATTCCATTACAAAAGATTAGAGTAGAGTATCAAATCATGCGTAGAAAACTTCCTGAAGATTCTGCGTTTCCAATTCCTTATGTATCTAAACACATCCCGGCAAATGGAGCACCATCCGTTACAAAAGTATATGATGAGTTCGTAGAATTTGTTAATACGGTATTCAATGATGATGGTACATTTAAGGATATTCCCTTCCCAAAAGTACCCGGCACTGCTAAAAAGAATTGTAAGTGGTGTGAGTTTATGAGTAGGGGTATTTGTGATGGTAAGGCTTCCTAAAAAAAGTTTGTAAAAATCATTTGTTTTTTATTTATGTATATACTTATATATACAAATATATTAAATACACAAACAAATGATTCAAGACAACACAAAGCTGACAACTGTGAAAATACTGAAAGATGTGTATTCATCATTTAAAAAAGTTTCCTTTGATTCTGATGTAACATTACAAAAGCTGGTAAATAGAACAGTTGAAAGATATGTTAAGGATGATGAGTTTAGGAAAGAAATGAATGAATACTTACAACTACAAATATCAGGTTCACAATTTTAACAACATTAATAAGTTATGGCAAAGAAAAAGATTCTGTTATTATCAGATGATTTAAGAATGGCGAGCGGTATCGCTACAATGTCAAAAGAGTTCGTTTTAGGAACAATAGACAAATACGATTGGTTTCAAGTAGGAGCAGCAATAAACCACCCAGAAGCAGGTAAAATTTTAGATTTAAGTGAAGATATCCAAAAGAATTATGGAGTCGCTGATGCTTCTCTAAAGATACTTCCTTGGAATGGTTATGGTAACGCGGATTTGATTAGACAATTAATCAATACCGAAAAGCCTGATGCTATCCTACACTTTACTGACCCTCGTTATTGGACATGGTTGTATGATATCGAACATGAAATCAGACAAAATGTTCCAATTCTATTTTACGCAATTTGGGATGATTTACCAGACCCATTATATAATCGTAACTACTATGAGAGTTGTGATTGGATTGGTTGTATTTCTCGCCAAACATATGGTATCATCAAAAGATTATCAGCATTGCATACTAAGCCAACTTGGAAACCAAAAGCAGATTGGCAAGTTGCATATGTACCACATGGCATTAATACTACTATATACAAACCTGACGAAGTACCTGCTGAATATCGTAAAGAAATTTTAGGTGGTAAAGATTTTGATTTTGTATTATATTGGAGTAATCGTAACATTAGAAGAAAACAACCGGCAGATGTAATTGTAGCATTCCAAAAGTTTTGTGATAAGATTGGTAAAGAAAAAGCTGATAAAGTTTGTTTACTAATGCATACACAACCGGTGGATGAGAATGGTACTGATTTACCAGCAGTTATAGATGCAGTAGCTCCAAATTGTAATATCATATTCTCCGATAAGAGAAGATTACAAAACGAATTAAATTGGAACTACAATATTGCGGATGTAACAATCAACATCGCTAATAACGAAGGATTTGGATTGGCAACTGCAGAGTCTGTAATGGCTGGAACTCCAATCATTGTAAACGTAACTGGTGGATTGCAAGACCAATGTGGATTTAAAGTAGAAGGTAACATATTAGTTGCTGATGATTACATTAAGATTGGTTCACTTCACCAATGGAGAGAGTGGGAAGGAAAAGCTAAACCTGGCCCTTGGGCATTGCCTGTATGGAGTAGAGCATTAGCATTAGCAGGTTCAGTTCCTACACCTTATATTTGGGATGATAGAGTTGATATCGAAGATGTTGCCGAAGCAATTCTTAAAGTATATAATACGCCAAAAGATGTTCGTAAAGCAAACGCCTTAATTGGTAGAGAAGCATTTATTGGTGAGATGGGATTAACTCATACAAATATGTGCCAAACATTAGTAGATGGTATGGAATCAGTTTTCCAAAATTGGAAACCAAGAGAAAGATTCGAAGTATTTAAAATTAAATAAGTTATAAAGATGAAACCAACATTAGTATTTCAAGGACCTATATTCACTCGTTCTGGTTATGGTGACCATTGTAGAGATTTAATGAAATCCCTACGCAAGATGGACAAATATGATATAAAAATTATTCCATTACGTTGGGGTAATACTCCACAAAACCAAATAGATGGTGAATCTGAATTTGGTAGATGGATGTTAGAAAGAGTTATAATTGGAATTGAGCAAAAGCCGGATGTGTTTATGCAAGTTTCAGTAGCAAACGAATTTGAACCAAAAGGACACTATAATATTGGTGTAACTGCTGGAGTTGAAACTACAATAGCACCAAAGGATTTTATAGATGGTTCTAACAAAATGGATTTGATTATTGTACCATCTAATTTCACAAAAAATAATTTAGGAGGAACTGTGTATCAGCAAAAAGACCAAGCAACTGGACAGATTGTTGGTGAAATTAAAGTAGGTAAACCAATTGAAGTTCTTTTGGAAGGAGTTGATACTGAAATATTTTCTAAGGGAAGTGGTAAGGATGTGTTAGAGAATGTAAAAGAAGATTTTAACTTTCTTATTGTAGGACATTGGTTGAAAGGTTCTTTAGGACAAGATAGAAAAGATATTGGTATGGCAATTAAAACATTTGCAACTGTATTCCAATACTTACCAGCTGATAAAAGACCGGGTCTTATTGTTAAAACATCTCATGCTGGTTTCTCTGTTATTGATAGAGAAGCAACTAGAGAAAAAATTGATGCAGTAATAAAATCATTTGGAGATAAGTGTCCATCTATATACCTACTACATGGTGATATGGAAGAAAGTGATATGAGTAACCTATACCATCACCCAAAAGTTAAGGCTATGATTTCATTTGCCAAAGGTGAGGGATATGGTAGACCTATGGCTGAGTTTACTTTGACAGGTAAACCAATTTTGGCTAGTGGATGGAGTGGGCAAATGGATTTCTTACCAGTAGAGCATTCGGTTTTATTAGAAGGTTCACTAACACAAGTTGATGAATCGGCAGCAGACCAATTTTGTATGAAAGAAGCACAATGGTTTACTGTAAATTATTCAAATGCAGCAAATAAGATTTACGATGTATTCAACAAATATGATTCTTATTTAGAGCAATCAAAGGGGTTGAGAGAAAATACTTTAAAACATTTTACTTTAGATAATATGCATGATAGATTTGTACAACTAATGGATACTTATGTTAAGAAACAACCTCAATTTGTTCCATTTAATATTCCAAAAGTAAATGCATCTAAAATGCAGATACCAAAATTGAACAAAATCTAACAAATGCCATTTTCATTACAATATAAACCATTAATAGAATCGGAAAGCTCTATATCCAAAACCCTAATTAGGCCAAGAAACATATACAAAATAAATAGTTATAAGTATAAGGATGGTAATACTAAAAGTTTTGCAGGAGTTGAGACATCAATTGTTTTTATCATTGGTATATCTCCTGAAAAAGTAGTATCTTGCTTAAAAATAAGTTTAATCAAACCTGATATATTTTTTAAATGGTTTAAAAAATTGGTTAGGGCTGGATTGAGTCAAGAAGAAATGCAAAATACTGAATCATTGGAAGACTTAATCATACTTGATAACAAAGATGGTAAAAAAATATTTAATCAGTTTATAAAACCCAGTAGATTATATATTCAAAATCCACCCGCATATAGAACCTATCTATTAAAAAATATAAAAAACATAGAAGAAGTGAGAATAAAGAAGGAAATTCTTCTAAACTATCTAAAATAAACATTCCTATTCTTCTTTTTACCTTTTAATTATATTTACTTGTATAACATTCAAATACACAAAGAGTAATATAAAATGGCATTAACTAAACGTTTAACAAAAGGGTCTCCGCTTACCGCATCGGAGATGGATAATAATTTGGATTACCTCCAAGCACAAATTCAATCTGGTACATCTGGAACTGCTGGTAGTGGTGGAACATCTGGAACAAGCGGTACAAATGGAACTGCTGGTAGTGGTGGTACGTCTGGAATATCTATAATTGGTACATCTGGTGTTGCTGGTACAAACGGAACTGCTGGTAGTGGTGGTACTTCTGGTACTTCTGGTACTTCTGGTTTAAAAGGCGATTTATTCACATCAACATCTTCAACATCAGAATCCATAACCATTGGGGTAAAAACATTTACAATAGGAACGGGTCTTTCTTGGACACCTGGACAACAAACAATTATATCTGAAAATGGTAGCAATTATATGACGGCTACTGTTACATCGTATAATAGTGGCACTGGTCAATTTGTTGTAAATGTTAGTTCTGTTGTTGGTAGTGGTAGTGGAATAACATCTTGGTTTATAAATACAGCAGGTGCAACGGGACAAGCTGGTTCTAGTGGTACATCCGGTACTTCTGGAATCAATGGAACATCTGGAATCAATGGAACATCTGGAATCAATGGTACAAATGGTAGTGGTGGAGTTGATGGTACAAATGGAACTGCTGGTACATCTGGTATAAGTGGTACAAATGGAACTGCTGGTACATCTGGTATAAGTGGTACAAATGGAACTGGTGGTACGTCTGGAATCAACGGAACTTCTGGAATAAATGGAACTTCTGGAATAAATGGAACTTCTGGAATAAATGGAACTTCTGGAACTAATGGTACATCTGGTACATCTGGTACATCTGGTACAAGTGGTACAAGTGGTACAAATGGTGCACCCGGTACAAGCGGTACTAGTGGTGCAGGAGCATCTTATACAGGAACTACTGATAATGGTGTTCTGACTCTTCTTGGAGCTGCACCCGGTGGATTTGTTGTTGAAGATAATCTTTTATTTAATGGTAGTTTATTAACAGTTAATGGTAATATATCTGCATCTGGTACATTTACATCTTCGTTATCACAAGGATATACTTGGGTTGGTGGCGTTGGTAATAGAGCAACATTAGTAGCAACTTCATCATTTGGTGGAGGAACTGCAACAACTGACGGTATATTCAGAACAACTGGTTCGGCAGTAGCAACAACAAATAATGTACAAATAACTGGTTCATTAGATATAAATGGTCCTTTAACTGCATCATTAAGACAGGGGTATACTTGGGTAGGGGGTGCAGGTAATAAAAATATAGTACAAGTAGCAACATCATCATTGGGTTCATCATTAACAATTTTAGATACAGTCCCATCGGTACCTGTATCTGGTGTTACTCAAATAACCTTTGCAGGAGGCACTGTAACAAACCAAGGAGATGGTGCAATAACTGTAACAATAGCAGGTGGAGG